GGATGAAATGCTTAGGAAGGGAGAGGTCGGAGCTAGCGCCCTTGTAAAATTTGCACAGAAGTTGAAAGAACGCTTCAACATCGATACCTCCGTAAGGATCGATACGATTGCGGCTGCCGAGAACAGACTGAATAATGCCCGCATCAGGGCGATCGATACCATTGATAAGCAGGTTGGGATCTCGCAGGCGTACACCAACGTCCTTAATAAGATGACGGCTGGTATCGACTTCTTTACTAATAACTCTGGCCAGATCATTGCAGTCGTAGGTGCAATTGGCGGCGCGTTCTTGGCTACCTTCTCGCCTACCCTTATTGGGTTGGTTGTGACCCTAACCCTTGCTATCAGTAGACTGACGCTCCAATTGTTGGGCTTAAGCGCAGCTCTACTCTCCAATCCGATCACTGGCATTCTTGCTCTGATCTCTCGTCTTACCCTTGCGATTGGTGGCGCAGCATATTCATATGCGTACCTGACACAAATAATCGACGCCAACAATAAGTCTCAGCTTAGTACTCTCCCTCCTGTTCAGGAATACATCAAAGCACAAACGGAGCTTAAGACCAGTGTTCGCGAGACCACTCGGGAGTATATTGCCCAACAAGAAGCACTCCTCGCAGTCGCACGAAGTCAGGCGGGAGAGGCTCTCACGCGTCTGAAAGAACTCGAAGGCAAGATGAAGGATATCGGGCAATATAATATTCCTCCTGCAGATCAAGCAGCGTTGTTACGGGCTGTCGTCTCCGAGATCCAGGCACTAGAAACGGAGTATCGAACGGCTGGTAAAGAGGCCCTTCGCCTTACCGGAATCCTGGCGCAGCTCGATGATATTCTAAAGCGCCAGACTAAGAAGGAAGGTGAAGGCCGAAATGATCCTTTGAAAGACCTGACGAATAGGCAGAACCTGGCTATTAAGAATGCCCAGGATACCATCAAGGAGTTGAACGAAGCCTACGGTGAAATCTTCAAAGCCCCTCGTGCAAAAGAGGCGGGACTACTCCAGATCGAGATCAATAAGCAGATTGAGAACTTCCGGGACGTCTTAACACGGGCCGAGCTTCCACTCTCCAAGGTGACAGAGCTTACAGATAAATATGCTGCGGCTCTCAAGAGGGTTAAAGAGGGCGAGATAACCCTGAAGAACTTCACCTCGGTCTTCCAGGCGGTCGAAGGAATCGTGTCGAGGGGGTTGGAGAAAGGGCTGGATGCCATGACGGAGGCGATCTTCGAAGGGAAGGACGCCTTTGAGGCTTTGCGATCCACCGCAAACGCAGTTGCACAGGATATCTTCAAGACCTTCATCACTCTGGCGGCTTTGAACCCGATCAAGAATCTTCTCTTCGGGACTGACTACAAGACGCTAGGTGGATCAGGCGGTGCCGGTGGTGTAATAGGGAGCATCATGAGCGCCTTTGCACCGACGGGACAGGCGGGTGGTGGTGTGGTGGGAGCGGGTGGGGCAATGCCCCTAAAGTCTTACGCTCGTGGTGGTATCGCAAGGGGAACGCAATTCGCCATGTTTGGGGAGGGATCTCAAAATGAAGCTTATGTTCCTCTGCCTGATGGTCGCCGTATCCCTGTGGAGCTGCGTGGTGGTGGCGGCGATGGAGCCCGGCAAGTGGTTAACATCTTTACACAACAAGGTATGGAAGTCACCCAATCAAGAAGGTCCGAAGGCGGGGGAGTAGATATCTTGGATGTTCACGTCGGGATGATGAACAAATCACTAGGAGGTGGAAAAGCTGACAAAGCTGTTGGTACTCGTTATGGTCTCCAACCGCGTACGCTCTCGCGATAGGGAGGGGAAATGATATGGTTACCCCTGTAGCGTGGTCGGGTTCTGTCAACCAGGTAGTCCTCATGGAGGGGGCATCAGAGGCGTATGAAGATTCCATCCGGGAATATTCACCTCAGGTTGGTCCTCCCATTCGAGAACGCCGGACCTCCATGGAAGCTACTCTCCACTCGTTCTGGCAGCTTTTGACCTTTACGGAGTGGGACACCTTCAATACGTGGTATGAGACCTCTCTCAAGAACGGCTCAATACCCTTTACTCGGGGCCACCCCCGTAAAGGAGTAGGTGTCCAGATCACGGCCTTCTTCACAGAACGACCGCAAAGCGGGATGCCTGTGTCGGCGACAAAGTACAAGATCCAGTTCAAGATCAGGACGATACCGTAGTAGGATGCCAAGGGATCTCACTATCGAGACTGTTACGGAGATCGATGCATCGTCGTCGAGCGAGATCCTACTTTACTTCCTGGTCATCGATCATCCGCAGTTGCTGGAGCCAATTCGAGTAGTCAATGATGTAGTGGCATACTTGTGGCAAGGCAATGTATACGCTGGGTTTCCGTTCGAGCTAACGCCTCTAACCGATTCTGACAGACCTGCTCTAGGATCTTTGCAGATCCAAAATGTCGATTCCCACATCGGCGAAGTCGTCCGGTCTCTTGTGACATCTCCGATTCTGACCGTTTACGTGTTGGCGGAATCAGACTTCGATCCATATAACTCGGGGTTAGGATATCGTCCTGAGATCGGGACTCCTACCGTAGAAATGACGATGGCGGGGATGGAGCTTCGGAGTGTCACTGGTGATGAGGTGATGATCTCTGGGGAGCTCTTCCTTGTGGACTACGAAGCAGAACCTTGGCCTTACATCCGATTAGATAAGGTTCGTGCACCGGGATTATTCGTGCGGGGCGGTTAATGCATTGGGCAGAAAAGTATCTGGCGCGGGAGTACGATCCGGAGCAGTGGAACTGCTGGACGCTAGTTCGGGCGGCGTTCAAAGAGCGGGCTGGTATTCATTTATTACCTTATGCAGATGTTCCTGTCACAGATCGGAAGCAGGTTATCCGATTAATCTCCGGCGAACAGAACAATAAACCCTGGATTCCTGTCGAACCGCCGAACCTCCAGGAGCTGGATGTGGTGGTTATGAAGTCTCGGATTCCTATGGATGGCCGCATCCGTAGGTTACCGGGACACTGTGGTATCGTGATAGACGGCGATAGGGTCTTACATACCCTCGAGGAACAAGATACTTCTTGCGTTCTTCTGTCGCACGTTACGGTGCGCAACCAGATTATAGGGTTCAGACGGCACGAGCTATTAGATCAGAAGGTTCCGATCTCCTGGAGACCAACGCCGATCGTAGGTCAGACGTACACTGGGTTTAGACCATACGGATTGACGCTCGCGGAACTTATCAAGACCGTACCCGATCTACCAGATGACTTCCGAGAGCGTGGTGCGATTGTCATCAACGGAGACGTTATTCCGCCCGACATGTGGGCTTATGTTCGTCCGAAACCTAAGAGTGCTGAGATCCCTATAGCGGTCAACTTCTTTGTGATGCCGAGGGGAGGAGGCGGGGGAGGCGGTGGTAGTAGTAGTACCAAGAGCGTCATCGCAGCTGTTGCTCTTATTGCTGTCTTGGCAGCATCGTTATTCGTTAGTGGTGGTGGGTTGGCTCCTCTCCTCGGAGGGCTATTTGCTGCGAAGGGGATAGGTGCGATACTTGCGGGAGCAGCGATCTCCATAGGTGGGTCGCTACTAGTAGGGGCGCTCACCAAACCTCCAAGTCTCAGTAACACCTCTCCCGGAGATGCGAATCCTGGTGGTAGGGGTGCCTCAAACCAGTTAGGAGGAGCTTCGGTGAGTGGTAACGTATTGTCTCCTCAGATCACACCTCCTAGGGTCTTAGGTACGATCCGGATCACCCCTCCTCTACTCTGCTTTCCTCTGCGGGAGATCATCGAAGACGATGTCTACGCAGAAGCCGTCTTCTGTTTTGCCGGGCCACATAAGCTGGAAGAGATTCGAGTCGGTGGCGTTGATGCTACATCCATCCAGGAGTTAGCGGTTGAAGTAAGGGATGGTTTCACCGATACGGATATTCAATCGCTCGTAGACCGTTATAGCTTTACGGTAGATCTCAACGTAGAGTTATCACAGCATATTGCGAGCGATACAGTTTCTACCCGGCTCAAAGACCAATCTTCTCCTGAGAATAACCTTCCTTCGTGGCACCGGACTTGTTCTTCAGACTCGCCCGATGAGGTCTGGATTACCATGCTCTGGCCAGAAGGCCTCTTTAATGCTGGAGGTACAGCGCAAGACATCAACATGCCTGTGCGTTGTAGATTTAGGCGGCGTGGAGATGTTAATTGGATCTATACCCCAGAGGTCCATTTTCAATCCGTAAAAGTATCGCCTCTCCAGAAGATGCTGGTATTACGATGGGGCCCCACTCCTGCTGTTCGGGCTGATCCACCAGAAGCAGGTCCCGTGGCCGCATACAAAAGGGTTCCTGCGCAGACCATAGGTACTCCGGGCGTAGACTTTAATGCTGATCCCTATTTCTCTGCAGGAGCGGGTAACGATCTGTTTAATGCAACTACGATTTCAACGTCTAATGTACTGCATACGGATCTCTATTACGAGAAGGTGGTGTTTTACCTGGACCCGCTCGTATTTCCCCAAGACAAGGTGTACGAGATCGAGATTATTGCTGGTTTGCCTTTTAACATAGCCAACTTCACCAGAGCTACCTATGTCTATGCTTCAAGCAGTCCTGGGGGTACAGGAATATACGATCTCTTCGGGTTCTTCTATGCAATCACGACCGCTATGATTCCTACAGCCGTAAAGGAATTTCACTGGAAGATTACCCTATTGAGTACTGCGTCGATCTGGAGACAGAACCCAGTTCAGACACACGACGTAGCGACTATTTCAGTTCGCGTTAAGAATAGGCCTCTACCTGAGCTATCCGTGTTAGCTTCAGGATATGTCCAAGATTGGGATGGAGTAGGGTGGACAGAGTGGAAGACTACTTCTAACCCTGCCATACACTATCACGATGTCTTAACAGGTCGATTGAATGCTCGTCCCCGGAAGGAATCGGAAATCGATAACGCAGACTTGCTCGACTTCCGAGAAGAGTGTATGGATGAGGCCTTTGAAATCAATGCAGTGGTGGATAGCGGCAAGAGTGTCTACGACGTGCTCAACTTGATTGCTTCTGCAGGATATGCCCGTCCAAGACAATCGGAGTTATGGGGCGTCTTGCTGGACAAGAACCGTTCTGAGGACACCCCGGTACAGGTCTTCTCGCCGAAGACCTTGAGGACCTTTCACTGGGATCGAGCGTTCAACGTCACCGCGACGGGCTTTAAGGTTTCATTCCTCAATAAGGATCTGGACTATAAAGCCGACGAGATCGTTGTCTACGATCCTGACGTGCCACCTGGCCTATTAGAAGCGATGCGGAATGACGGCCACGTTACTGAGGCGGAAGTACATAAGCGTGCGCTATTCGATTTGCGGCAATTGCGGAAGAGGTTTACCTTCTACTATGGAGAGATTAACCGCTCCTATATTCAGGTTCGCCGAGGGGATCTTGTTGCTGTACAGCACGATAGCTTGTTTGAAAAGGCCGGATTCGCCAGAGTCAAGAGCGTACAAACTGCAGCGGGAGACGTCACGGGGGTTACGCTAACGAATTCGATCCCCATTCCCACAGGTGACTTCTTTACCACGCCGACCGATTTCTTTACGCCATCACATACCTTCTTCGCTAATTACAGAGCTGGCGTGGCAATCCGGTTGTTGGATAAGAGCATCATAACCAAGGAAGTCGTTGGTGATGCAGAAGACGCCAAGATCCTTACGTTCGTCGTCCCCTTTACAATCCCTCCTGGAAGTGTGTTAGCTTCGGATTGTCATCTTGTAGGAGGAAGACTAGGATCGGAATACAAGCGGATGCTGGTGTTCGATATTGTGCCGAAGGGTGACACCTCCGCTCAGATCACCTTCGTAGACGAGGCTCCAGAGATCTTCCTGCCAGATGTGGACTGGACTCCGTCTAATCTAGGCGATAGCGTTATCGCTTGGTATAGTGCAAACACCGGCGTATACTCAGATGCAGGGGTGACACAGGCTCTAGATAATGATCCTGTGGCTCAGTGGAACGACAGATCCGAGAACGGTTACAACCTTTCTCAGGCAACAGGGTCTAAGCGCTTCGCCTTTAAGGCATTAGGCCCGGATAGTATCCCTGCAATCTTGATGGATGCAGCCGATGACGAGGAGATGTCAACCGTTACTGATGCGGTAGATATCGATTCTGGCATTGTCTATGTCTATTTCATCGGGCAGATGGATACAGGGACAGCGAGTAATGGACGAGTCATATCGTTCATCGGGACAGGACAATCAATTGATAACGACGATAATACTTCCTTCCGATTAGGACGCGACGGTAGTACGAATGCCTTGTTAGGAGAATGTAATACTCCTGTGGTGGTCACTCGCACGATCTCGCTTGCGACAACAGTCCGAGTCGGAATGCTAATCAAAAACGGGGCAGCGTTGACTCTTATGGTTGACTTCTCTGGGGTAGGAAGCCCAACAGGAGTTTCAGCCTCCGCTTTCACAACCGGTACTCTAACAATCGGGGGTACCACCGCCTCAACGCAGAATTGGTCAGGTCATATCTACGAGATCCTCTTGGTTGACAGAGAGCTGACGGCCATAGAACTCGAGAGTCTCGAAGAGTATGGCCGAAGACTACTTGGATTGGGAGAACTTTAATCATGGCTGCTTCATCCCGTAAAACTCCGACGACGGCAAACTTTGGTCCGTCTATCGCGGAGAACGTCTATGCGGATAAGGTCAACGACGAAGTGGTGGGCTTGTGGAAACATGTCGCTGCGTGGTTGACTGGTGTTGGAGGGACAGCA